ACCACAAGTTGTTGATTTTCTTTTGAAAGATATGAAAGTTCCACAGCAGGATTAAATGCAATCTTTTTTCCATCACTTCTTATACCATCGACCATATCACGTAACGGCTCAATTAATTCTGTTAAACGTATAAATCGATGAATTTGATTTTTACTTTTTCTTTCTTCTTCAGCAAGTACCTCAATAGATTTTTTACCTTTTAAATGGTTCCCAACTTGGGAACCATTATCCTTAGGTCTCCCACTTTGTCTAATCATTGCATCTAATTTCATCTTATAAGCAAATCCTCTTTCAGTTGGTAAGATATTTTCCCTTTGTATATTTGAATCAACCATAATAATTGTTGCTTGATCATCAGTAAGTTCTCTTACAATAGCCTGTATCTTTTCTTGACCATTTACCATTGCTGCATTCATTCTTCTGTGACCAGAAATCATTTCGTATCCATGACCATTTGGGTGTGGTCTTATAAGAACAGGAACTAAAATACCATTTTCTGAAATACTTTTTACAAGTTCAGACATTTGTTCATCATTTCTAACTCTAAACGGATGATTTTTAAACTCCTGAATATCTTCAACAGGAACTTCCATTATCTTTTCTAGTTTTGCCTCCTGTCTTTGTTCTTCA